AATCAGACCCTGAAACACCTACTAACCCTTACTACCAAATTCAGGCAAGAAAATTCACATTCTTAGTTCAAAAAGGTTTTGATGGTTGGGATATATACACAGAAAAAAGAACAAACACAGATAGATTCCAATTAGGTGGAGCTGGTTACCAAAAAGGTGCATGTTCAACAACAAGATATCCAAACGCTAGTGGTTGGGGAGCTTTCAAACCAATCGCAATCGACAACTTCACTGATTATGCAAACACTGATTACTACGCATACTTGTTAGGTATTAGTACATTCGCTAACCCTGAAGCAACAACGATTAACGTATTTGCTACACCAGGTATTGATTATGTAAACAACTCAAACTTGGTTGAAGATGCGATTTCAATGGTTACATTTGATAGAGCAGATTCTATCTACATTTGTACAACACCTGACTGTAACTTGAACATTCCTGTTCAAACAGGTAACTTCATTTACCCAACAGAAGCTGTTGACAACTTGGTAAATACTGGGATTGATTCTAACTACACAGCAACTTACTACCCTTGGATTTTGGTAAGAGACACTGTTAATAACACACAAATCTATTTACCACCAACAGGTGAAGTTTGTAGAAACTTAGCTTTGACAGATAACATTTCATTCCCATGGTTCGCAACTGCGGGTTACACAAGAGGTTTGGTTAACTCAGTTAAAGCTCGTAAGAAACTTACACAACAAGATAGAGATACATTGTATCAAGGTAGAATCAACCCTATCGCAACATTCTCTGATGTTGGAACTGTAATTTGGGGTAATAAAACACTTCAAATCGCTGATTCAGCATTAAACAGAATCAACGTAAGAAGATTGTTATTACAAGCTCGTAAGTTGATTTCAGCTGTTTCAGTAAGATTGTTGTTTGAACAAAATGATGCTAAAGTAAGACAAGACTTCTTGGATTCAGTTAACCCTATCTTGGATGCTATCAGAAGAGACAGAGGTTTATATGACTTCCGTGTTACAGTAAGTAACTCACCAGAAGATTTAGATAGAAATACAATGACAGGTAAAATCTATTTGAAACCAACAAAAGCTTTGGAATTCATTGAAATTGATTTCTTAATTACTCCAACAGGAGCATCGTTTGAAAACATCTAATAATTTATGTTAAAAAACAAAAAAAATAATTCAGCATCATCGTTACGTGAAGGTTTCGATGATGCTGGTACGCCAGACTTAAAGTATTATGCGTTTGATTGGGATGACAATTTAATGTACATGCCAACAAAAATTATTTTAAGAGACGAGGAAGGTAATGAAGTTCCAATGTCGACAGAAGACTTTGCGGAACATAGACACCAAATTGGTAAAGAAGAGTTTAATTATAATGGTCATAAAATTGTTGGATACGCAGACCAACCTTACAGAAATTTTAGAGAAGGTGGTGACAAACAATTTAAGATTGACGCGATGAAAGCAAAAACCGGACCTGCTTGGTCTGATTTTGTGGAAGCAATTAACAACGGGTCAATTTTTTCAATAATCACCGCTCGTGGTCACAATCCAAACACACTTAAAGATGCGATTTATAATCTAATTGTGTCCGACCATCAAGGTATCAATAAGGAATTATTATTAAAGAATCTTAGAAAATACAGGGACATCTCAGGTATGGAAGACAAATCGGATGTCGAGTTAATAAAAGATTATTTAGAGATGAACAAATATTACCCTGTTAGTTTTCTTGACCCAACAGGTGCGGGAAATCCAGAACAATTAAAAGTGGACGCAATGAGGGAATTTATTTCTTATGTAAAATCTCAAGCAAAAGAATTAGGTAAAAAATTATATCTCAAAAATGATGTAAGTAATAATTTTGTTCCTAGTATTGGTTTTTCAGATGATGATATTAGAAATGTAGAAGTAATGAAGAAGAGTTTTGAAGATGAACCAATATTAAAGAACTACTATACTGGTAAAGGAACTAAAACTAGATACTAATGGGAGTATAATTTTGAAAAAAACAAAGTAAAGACAAAAATTTTCCAGTAGTATGTATTTATATAGAAATAAACTAAAACAAAAATAAAAAAACAAATATACCATGGCTGATTTATTAATGAAAATGCCGGTTCCTTACGAACCAAAAAGAGCGAACCGATTTATATTGAGATTCGACACAACTTTAGGTATTAATGAATGGTTCGTAGAATCATCAGGAAGACCATCTATTGACATCAACTCTACAGAAATACAATTTTTGAACACTTCCACATTCGTAGCGGGTCGTTTCAAATGGAACCCAATTTCAGTTAAATTCCGTGACCCAATTGGTCCATCAGCAACTCAAGCTCTTATGGAGTGGGTTCGTTTACACGCAGAATCTGTTACAGGTCGTATGGGTTATGCCGCGGGTTACAAGAAAAATGTTGACCTTGAAATGTTAGACCCAACTGGAGTTGTCGTAGAAAAATGGATTTTAGACGGATGTATGATTACTAAAGCTGCTTGGGACAACGTGGCTTATAGTGATGACAAATTGGCGGGATTAGACGTTACATTACAAATGGACCGTTGTATCTTGGTTTACTAATATAGTATTTACTTTTATATTGATTAATATTTAATCTAAGGTATATTTAACACAGGGACTAATTCCCTGTGTTTTTTTTTATGGATGAAAATTTAATGAAATATGGTCAACAAGAATTTAACTTACCACACGATGTGGTTAAACTTCCATCAGAAGGTAAATTCTACAAATCAAAAAAGAAGTCGGTTAAAGTTGGATACTTAACTGCGGCTGATGAAAATACAATCATGGCATCCAATGGTGATGATATGATTATGACTTTACTCCGTAGTAAAGTTTACGAACCAGATTTAAGACCTGAAGACATGTTAAATGGTGACATTGAAGCGTTATTAATCTTTTTGAGAAACACTTCTTTTGGTCCTGAATATAAGATTTCGGTTATTGACCCCCAAACTAATAAGAGATTCCAAACTGATATTATGTTGGATGCTTTGGATTTCAAAAAAACATCTGTACTACCAAATGAAGACGGAACATTTGATGTAACACTTCCAAAATCTGGTGTTAATGTTAAAATTAAACCATTAACATGGAGAGAAATTCAAGACATTAATAAATTGGGTGAAAGTTATCCCGTTGGTAGAGTGGCTCCAAAGGTTACTTGGAAACTTCAAAAACAAATTGTATCTGTCGAGGGTGACGGTGACCAAGGTACGATTAATAAATTTGTTGAAGGTTTACCAATTATGGATTCCAAGTTTATCAGAAACTTTATTAATGAAAATGAACCCCAATTAGATTTAAGAAAAACAGTTTTAACCCCGTCAGGAGAAAAGGTAGATGTTGACATCGCCTTCGGGGTGGAGTTTTTTCGGGTTTTCTTCTGATTACAAAAAATACCAATTAGACGAATTTTACATTCTAAACAAGAATTTGAATATTTCTTGGACTGAGTATCATCAGATACCTACATTTGCTCGTAGATATTTGATTGACAAAATCATTGAAAGTTTTTCAAAAACATAATAGTTTCTATTTATTAGAATAACTAATTATGCAATCAGTACCACCAAATCCAAATCCAAATCCACCAAATACTTCAAGTATTTCCAACAGTATTAATTCTGTTGGTGAAATGCTTAAGGGGTTGAAAGAAGAAGTTAATAAGGTTTATGATAATCTTTATGAAGGTACTGTATTATTAGAAGGACAATTAGCCAACCTTAATGCTAAGATGGCAGGTACTTTGGGTCAAACCCAAAAAGCCATTACGGGATTAAGACAAGAAGCAGCCGTAGCCTATCCGACAATTGTTGGACTTGGGGGTGAATTTGCGGATATTCAAACAATCCAACAAGGAATTGCAAAACAATTAGGGACTAATGTTATAACCTTAGGTGAAACTGTTAGTGGTTTATATGCAGGAGCCAAAGCTGTTGGTATTTCAAGTGAGGAAGTTGGTGGTGTTGTTGAAGGTTTCCAAAGTGCAGGTATTCAAACAGCTAACATAAGAGATAACATGCAATCTACGGTGAATATTGCTCGTAGTGTGGGTGTTAACACAAGTGCTGTGTTCAAAGGAGTCCAAGAAAATTTATCAACAATTAACAAATACGGGTTTCAAGGAGGGGTTGAAGGATTGGCGAGAATGTCGGCACAAGCTGCGGGGTTACGTATTAACATGCAGGAAATTTTTGGATTTGCTGAAAGGGTGTTTAATCCTGAAGGGGCTGTCGAAATGGTTTCAGCATTTCAAAGAATGGGTGTTGCCGCTGGTGATTTAGCAGACCCATTTAGATTAATGTATTTGGCATCTGAAGACACAGAAGAACTACAGAAACAAGTTGTCAAAATGACCGAGAAGTTTACTTACTTTGATGAAAAATCAAAGGAATTCAAGGTGTTCCCAAATGCTAAACGTGACTTAAGAGAAATTGCTCAACAAACAGGTATTAACTATGAAGAGTTAATTAAAATGTCAACGGCAAGTCAAAAAATGAGTATGATTTCAAAAGACTTCAAATTACCTGGTATCGATGAAGAGTCAAAACAATTTATTGCCAACGTTGCAACATATAGTAAAGAAAAAGGTGGATTTACCGTTAAAGTTAGTGGTGAACAAAAATTAGTATCCCAATTAAATACTAATGACTTAAAAGAGTTAAAAGAAGCTCAAGCACCTGTTTCACTTGAAGATTTGGCTCGTGAACAACTTACTGAATCTGAATTGCAAACAAGAGCACTTCGTGAAATCAAAGGTATTTTTCAAGCAACTGCCGCAGGTTCAAGAGCACCTTCAGATTTGAGAGAACTTATTAGAGGAACTATTGTATCTGGTACTAAGGCTACTCGTGAATCCGCCGGAAATGTTAGAAGTGGAATTGGAGGTGCTAATAAATTTTATGAAGAAACTGGTCAAAGTTTAATTGATGTAATGTCGGGTAAAGGTGGTATTGATAAATTGGCTGAAATAATGAAAAAAGGTGGGAGTGATATTGATAGTGGAATTAAGAAAATGACAGAATCTTTTTCAAAATTTGATTTTGAAGGTGCTGGAAAACCATATATTTCATCAGGAAACAAAATTGCTGAAGCTGCCGGTGCCGCCTATAACGGTTTAACAAGTTTAGGAAAAAAGGCTGAGGCGATGTTTAGTGGTGGACCAACAAAAAAACCTGAGGTTGAAAAACAAACCAATGTACAACAAACAACAAATGTTGCTTTTAATCCGTTAAAAGTAGAAGGTGAAGTTAATTTTAATATGAAAAGTCCTGATGGGTCAACGACTAAATTAACACAAGACCAAGTACAACAAGTGATTAATAGTGCTGAGTTCCAAAAAACAATTCAAAAAATGTTTAAGGATATGCAAGCACAAGGAACTTACCCAAATATGCCAAGTAAATCGGGTGGATATTAAAAAAAATAAACTAACTTCTATTTATAGAGGAAACAAAATAACATGCCAAGTCCTTTAAGTTTTAGTGCAACACAACTTTTAAGAAACAAACTTTTAGTAAGGAATTTAACACCTTACACAAAACCTGGCGTGTACACACCAACTTCTTCACCAGCGCCTGGTGATTTAGTTCAAAATGATTATGCTGTTATTGATTCACCTGATGCGTTAATCGATAACGACCCATTCGCTGATTTATTATATACCAACAATACTTTTGGTCCAAATGGTGGATATAATAAAGACATTAATGGTTTAATTAACACCCAACAAGCCACTTCAAATCAAGGACCGTATGGAGCATTTCCACCATACACCAATGCTTTACAAGACTATTCAGTTTCATTCCAACAAAAAGTTTATGTAAAAAATGCTTACAGTCCAAACGATAAAGTATTCAGATATTATGATATTGGTGACATTATCAATGTTCAAAAAAATGCTTCTTATTGGGACCCACCAAGTTTCAGACCTTCGTCTTATTCACCATATGCGGTTTTATTAGAGGAGGACCCTACAGGTGATAATGGACCAGTTTCTGTTGATTCCAAACTTGCTCAAATTGGTGTTGAACGAGGTAAATACTCATTTCAACAACGAGTAAATCAAAGTGTTTTATCTCAAACATTAGGAAGAGTTAACATTCTTAATGGTTTACAAGACCCTGTCCAACTTGCAATGATTATTGCGGGTAAACGTCCATTAATTGCTCGTGATTATAAAATTACTTCAGGTGGTGGAAACATATTATCACAAGGACAAGATATAGTTGAAAGAATTGCGGGATTTACATTACCATTTTCACCAATACCTGGAAGCTATTATCAATATAGAGATTTTAACTCGTCACAATCAGCAACCGCGGCTGCTGGCAATGGTAAACGTGGTGGTTTATTTGGATTATTTGGTTCAAGACCAACATCTCCATCACAATTATTCTTAGATTATACAGGTTCAGGTCAAAGAGAACAACTTACCAATAATTTAGATACAAACAGGTATAGACCTAAATATAATACAGGTGGTGCTGGAATTATATCGTCTATTGGAAACGCAATAACGGCAGCCTTCTCATCTGATATGAGTGAAGGGAATTACTACGTTGGTAGTCCTTCAAGAGAACCTGGATACTTAACATCACCAGCGGGTCAAGTACCAATTGACCAATACGGTGGTCAAGTAAATGCTCCTGTTTATGGACCTGATATTTTGGGTAAAGAGTATGAAGGTGTTGACAAAGACTTTAAATTTGGTTTATCGGGTAGAGCTTTTGAAGATGATGGTAATATTACAGGTGGATTTACATGGATAAGTGGTAAATGGGCTCCAAACGCTGGTAGAAGACAAAAACCAGGTGGTGATTACGGTACCGAAAGTCCTGATTGGCCATCAATTTCTGACCAAGTAACTTCTACAGAATCTATTAATTATGAATTCAAACCGGGTTCTATTTTAGATAACACTCAAAGATTAATCGATTCACAACCAAACTCAGGGGCTCGTTTTGGACACGTTGGAAATGCTATTAGTCAAACATCTAAAGTATTCTTTGATGGGTACAAAGAAATTACAAAAGGTTCACAAGTTATTAAATACAGTGATGGACAAGCCAATGTGGGTATTGAATATTGTCGTGTGTTTACGAAAGATACACCATACTACTCATTCAATGATTTACAAAAGAAAGAAGGTAATATCCGTAAATTCAGTTATTCAGTATTAGATTCAACATATAACTTGAACATCGCTCCTGAAAAAGGAGGAGATAGTGTAGTTACAACAGGAAGTATAAACGGAATAACTCAAGGACAAGTTAAAAAATACTTATTCTCAATTGAAAATTTAGCGTGGAGAACAGGTTATAGAGCCGGTTATCGTGTAAGTGATTTACCAGCGTGTGAACAAGGTCCAAATGGTGGTAGAATTATGTGGTTCCCCCCATACGACATTGCAATTACTGAGGATACAAGACCACAGTTTAATGAGAACGTATTTTTAGGAAGACCTGAACCAATTTATACCTATAGAAACACATCAAGAAGTGGAACATTAAAGTGGAAAATGATTGTTGACCATCCTTCTATTATGGATTTAATTGTTAATAGAGTTTTAGCAAATGAAGGTGATAGACAAAAGGCGGATTCAATTATTAATTCATTCTTTGCCGGATGTAAAAAATATGACTTATATGACTTAGCACAAATTTATAACACGGTCCCATTGACTGAATTACAAGCTTGGCAAGAAGTTATTAATAATCCACAAGTTACTCAAGAACAATTCAAAGAGGCGGTTGATAATATACAACCCGTTGGAGGAACAGGTCCAACAACAGGTGGTAATCAAACTGATGCAACCCCACAAAAAACATTTGATGAATTTGTTAACTTAGGTTTTTATTTTGATAACGATATTCCTGGTACTGACCCACAAGTAACAACATCGACTGATTTTCAAACAGCATACGCTGCTTACACATCAGTTGCAAACAAACAAAAATATATTGTTAACAATCCTGCTACTTCAGGACAAACTCAAAAATTCTTTACAAGTGTTGTGGAGGATAACTACACAACTTTACAAAAACTTGTTGGTGAGTTATATAATTTAATCACACAAAAACAAGCGGCCCAAGTTGTTTTAAAATTACAGGGTAGTGCATCACCACCGGCAGAAAAAGATTATAATCTTAGATTATCTTTAAGAAGAATTGATTCTGTTACGCAATTTTTGAAGACATATAAATTTGATGGAACAAATAGTTTAGGTGAATTGGTTGGAACAAAAATATTAATAGCTCAAAATGCTGTTGGTGAAGAATTGTCTAACATTACACCAATACAAACAGATAAAAAGTCTTGGGGTTCCGCTGATTGTACCAAAGATACTACGGGTAAGGATAGAACTTATTCAACAGATGCAATGTCTTGTAGGGCGGTTATTTTAACTAATGTAACAGTAATTCCTGAACAACCAAACCCACAACCAAATAACGATGCTGCTCAACAAACTACTTTGGAAAATGGACAAAAGTTGGAACCAATAAAACCAACACCACCACAAATACAACCAACACAAGATTTGTATAAAGGGGCTTCCAAAAAGTTATTAAGATATTTGTTAAATGAGTGTGATTACTTTGAGGTTCTTAAAGCTGATAATCCATTTATTTACGATTCAATAAAAGAAAAGTTAAAATATTTCCAACCAGCGTTTCACTCGATGACACCTGAAGGTTTGAACTCAAGATTGACGTTTTTACAACAATGTGCTAGACCTGGTGAAACAATTCCTACTATTGGACCAAATGGTGAAAAACTTTATAATGATGCGTTGAATACATCGTTTGGAGCACCGCCAGTATTAGTGTTAAGGGTTGGTGATTTCTTTAATACTAAAATTATACCAACAGGTATTAATTTTGTTTACGATAAGACATGGGATATGAATCCTGAAGGTATTGGTTTCCAACCAATGATTGTTGAAGTTAATTTAAGTTTCAACTTAGTTGGTGGTATGGGATTAAAAAACCCAATTGATACATTACAAAACGCTTTATCATTTAACTACTACGCCAATACTGAAATGTATGATGAAAGAGCTGAGGCTACTGAAGATACAAGTAAGTTAGACAAACAAGTTATTCAAGGTATTATAAATCAAAACCCAACGGTAGGGGTATCAAATGTTGATAATGCTATTAGTAATAGTGGTGGTAATACTATTGGTGTATTTGTGTCAACAGGAACGACAGCAAGTGGTCAGACAGGTACTTTAACCTATGGTACGTTTATGAATAATCTTGTTACACAAACACAAGAATATTATGATGGTACCATTAACATGTTTGATAGTGTTTTAACAAATTACAATTACGGAATTTTATCAATTTTAAATTACGGTGAGAAAAACCAAGCGTATAATACTGGTAAATTCAATTCAACAACTGATTTAAATGTTTCATTATATGGTAAACCACAAAACACTCAAACATATGTTAATGATTCGTTTAAGCAACTATTAGAAGATATTGATGATGGAAATTTAGAAATATTCAGTAGTAATGAGTTTACTAATCCAATAATAACAGCCGCTCAAAAAAGATTATTTAAGAAAAATTATACAAATTATGTTCAAACATATCGTACAACATTCTTAAATAGCTTAACAACACCTGTTAATACATTATCAACAATACAACAAGAATATGTGTTTAACGTTGATAGAATGAACTTTATTGCGTCAGGTTCATCATTTAGTTATGATGGTAAGTTAAACAATAAGAATATTGCAATTATTTATACAATAAGCGGAACACCCGAAGATGTTAATGGTACAACAATAGATAGTTTAACATCTTTAAGAAATGATTATATTTCTATTGGTAACAGTAACAATTCATTCTTGACAGGATTAACAACGTCAAATCTATATAACACCAATGCTTATCAACCAAAGACACCTGGTACTTGGATAACACCAACAGGTTTGTTTGAATATGTTTCTAATACCGAATACAGACAAAGAGAATATACATTAATGAGTAGAGCATTGTTACAAAAAGATTTGAAAGAAGGTTTTCTAAATGCGTTAGTTAATGGTTTAGACCAAGCAACAACAAATGCTATTAAATTCTTTTATGATACAAGTGGACAATCATTAAGAGTTATATGGGAAAAATCAAACAATGATGGTATAACACTTTTAAATAATTACAAAACAAGTGAAACTGCTAAACCATACATTAAATACACTCCAAGTTTTGGTACGACACAAAAAAGAGTTACTGTATTTTCTGAAGAATTAGTCCCACCAAACTCAATTAAACAAACACTTCAAAATATCTATTCAAATAAGAATAATAATAGTGATAAAAACCCATATAACTTCAAACGTAAATTCTTATAATGGACGCATATTACAACCGATACCAACAATTTTTAATTAACGGTGAACAAACTGTAGTTCCATTTGTGCCGCTACCTTCAAAAACATCTGACCAAAGATACGTTTATAGAACTGGTTTTAGTAGATTGGATAAAGTTTCACAGGAATATTACGGAACACCATTTTTTGGATGGTTGATACTACAAGCTAACCCTCAATTCGGTGGTTTAGAATGGAACATCCCTAATAACTCTGTATTGACTATACCATATCCACTTGTATCTTCATTACAAGACTACAAAAATGGTTTAGACAACTATTTCTATTATTATGGCAGATAACTTTCAAACAAATGACAATATATTAGTTGACTTTGACTATCAAAACATTGTGTTGGTTGACCCGAATAAAACGGTGAACCTTGACGGAACGGTACAAGAGAGACAAATTCATCACGAAAATTTGGTTATGTATGCCAACTTGGAAGCTAAAATGTTACCAAGAACAAAACTTGCTGTTGGTGCAAATTTATTAGATTCTGTTCAGACAACACCAATTGCGTCTATCAATTTTTTAAGACCTGGTGGAAAAACAAACCTTTCAAATGATTATTTAGATGAAATTACTGGATTAAATTCTATTAGTGGTAAAGGAACAAACCAACCATCTAAAGACAATATTCAACAACAAAATAAGACAAACGAATTTTACATTAAACAAAACACATTAAACCGTGAAGATACGGGATTATTAGGTATTGAATCAATAAGAGTTAGAAATACTCGTAGTATGACACCTACAGTTGAAATGACTTTGATTGATACTCAAGGAAGAGCTTTGTTTGAAAAAGGTGAAAATTCTGAATACGCTTGTTTTTTTAATTTACCATACCCAACATTTTATTTAACACTTAAAGGTTATTATGGTAAAGCAATTAGATATCAATTAATTCTTACAAATTTCTCAGCGGCTTTTGAAGGAAATACGGGAAATTATCGAATCAGCCTAAAATTCTATTCTTACAAATATACAGTACTTGCCGAAACACAAGTTGGTGCTTTGTTTGCAACACCATACATGTATTCAACAAATTATAGAATTAGTGCGACCGCCGCTCAAACAGGTGCGGTAAACGCTGCTTTAACATCTAACGGAAACATTACAAATTTAACAACAAATATTAATACTTCCAAAGGAATTGAAAAGATAAAAAATGTCTATAAAAAGTATAAGGCGGAAGGTTTAATACCCGCAGATTTACCTGAATTATCTGTACCTGAATTAAGAATTAGGTTATATACTTTGGAGTCAAACTTAAATAAAAGTTTTGGTCAAGCAGAATTTACACCTTTAAGTGATGTTAATACATATTCAGAAGCTCTAACAAAATTACGAGATGATATAACATCTACAGACCCAAATTCTTGGTTTAGTAAATACATTGACCAAGATAAAAAATTTGTGTTAGATACTAATAAAACAAGTGGTGAAACAATAATAACTTGGATTTATAATAACACAATTAGAAGTGATGCGAGTAGTCAATTAGCGGTTGATGCTTATAACCAATTAAGAAAATTAATTATTGAATATAAGAAGGTTTTAGATGAAAATAAAACATTAGGATTAAATGGTAATTTTACGGTTGATGGAATTAAATACCAATCACAAATTTCAACACTTAATGCGTTATTTGTTGCACCGAGTGTAAAAGAAATGGCAATACCTGACACATTTAGAAGGGCATTAAGTCCTCAAGATATTGATTGGAAACAAACATTTCAAATTAGAAATAGTAGAGTTGGAACTGATGCTGAAGTTGCGTTGTTGGCAGCACAAGAGTCTGAATTTTTTAAGCCAATATTTGAACAAACTAATGAAAGGATATTTTTACCAACCTATAATTTTATATTCGATGAAACTTATTTTGGTATACCATCATTCAATAGTTTAATTGATAAGACATTTGCTGAAGTGTCAAAACAAAAAGAAAAATTGGTTTTAGCGCTTAGTGAATTTTTAGAAAAGAAAATTGAAGGGCCAAATGGTTTAGGATTCAAACCAACAATGAGAAATATTATGGGTATGATATTCGCGTCTGTTGAAGCGTTTTATCTAATGATGGATGATGTTCATAGAGATGCTTGGGCTCAAAGATTAAACCCAATAAGAAAAAGGGCTGTTTTTGACGGTGCTAAAACAAGTGTAACGCCTGATAGTAAAAATTTAGTACAAACAACTAATGAAAATTCTTTAGCCAATATTCCTGTTTATCCTTGGCCATTATATTACGTTGAAACAAATTCACCTGATGGAGAACAATTCGAATTAAGATACCCTGGAGATTCCAAAGAAATATCAAGAACCCGTGGAAATAATTTTGAAGTATGGCCTGAAGTTCAGTTTGTTGAAGAATATCTAAAAGGTATTATAAAAAGTCAATCGGCTAACGGTACGATAAGTTCTTCGGGTGATAATAATGAAGGAAGAACAATTAATAGAATATCAGTAAACGCGGTTGATTTTCCAATGACAAATTTACCATACTCTAACTATGAAATTGTTAAGTTTATCTATGAAATTTATGAGAGAGTTATATTGTCAGTTTACTATGATAGATTATCAAGACCAAATTCATCGCAACTTTCGGTTTATAAAACAATTTCTGATTTAGAGACAAGTAATATTACAACAGCACTTAATAGTACTAGTCCTAGTCTTGTAAGAATATTAAAAAGTCTTACATTAACACCAACGGATATTTTAATATTATTACGAAACATTTCAAATGATGGAACAGGACCTAGTTGGCAACAGTTTATTCGTGGTGAGTTTACTTCAGAATATTTAAGAACAATTACAAATCAAGATTATAGTATTTTAGATTTTGATTATTTAACACCAACATCACCAAGTACTTCTAAAAATGTTGAATCTTTAACTAATATTGACCAATACGTTAAAAGTTCATTATCGACAACAACCGATTTTACTGATTTATATCCATTTACTAGTGATATTTGGTCTGCACAAAACTTGGCTGGTATTACTAAAAACACAAACAGATATGAAACAACAAAAAGTTTGGTATTAAACACTGATAAAAAATTTATTAGTAATTACAAACCGTATAACGAAAAAGAA